ACATGCTGGTGGTGAAACAGATTCCGAAGGTAATGCTATTGCAGGCTCATGGTCACAAGCAGATATAAATGCAAGAGTACAACAAAATGTTGATCACTTAGAAATTATATTAGCTTATGATGGAACTAACGATACACCTAATATAGTAGGTTCATCTAGTAGTAAAAAAACAGACTGCACTAATGCTATTAATACAGGTAAAGCATATATTGCAGCTAATTAATTACTAAATGCGTAATTACAGGAAAGAATACGATAATTATCAAGGCAAACCTAAACAAAAAAAGAATAGGGCTAACCGAAATAAAGCTAGACGTATTTTAACCAAAGCAAAAAAAGTTAAAAAAGGTGATGGAAAGGACGTACATCATAAGGATGGAAATCCTAGAAATAGTTCAAGAAGTAATTTAAAGGTTACAAGTAAATCTAAAAATAGATCATTCAAAAGGAATAAAGATGCCACAAAAAAAACCCGCAAGTAGAGCAAAAACAAAAGTTAAAAAAGTAGTTAAAGGTTTAAAAAAGGCTAGTAAACTACACGCTAAACAGGCTAAAACTTTACAAAGTTTAAAGTTAAAAAAAGGCGGTTCTACAAAGAAAAAAAGTAAAAGCAAAGTTAACGAAGCTGGTAACTACACAAAACCCGGAATGAGAAAGTCTCTTTTTAATAAAATTAAAGCAGGTTCTAAAGGCGGCAAGCCGGGTCAATGGAGTGCTAGAAAAGCACAAATGTTAGCTAAACAATATAAAGCTAAAGGTGGTGGATATAAAAGTTAATGTACCCTATTTATAATAAATTTTATTATAAGCCTTTGCCTGATTGTATAGAAGTTAAAAAAAGTTCTATAGAGGGTTCTGGTCTATTTGCAACTCAAGATATAGAAAAAGACTTTGATTTAGGAATGTCACATATTAAAGTGCCAATAATATCTGGTTATATTAGAACTTCTATAGGTGGATTTTTAAATCATTCAGATAATCCTAATTGTGAATTATGTTTGGAATTAGATTGGGATGATTATAGAACTTATAACGTATACACAACTATTGATGTTTATGCAGGAGAGGAACTAACCTTAAATTATCATTCTGATGATTTAAAATATGAAGATTAAAATAAAAGGAGCAGAAAATGTCTTATTTAATAAGCAATATACCTTACTTTAAATGTTGGGTAAGAAAAGAATTTACTTGTGATCATCAAGATTATCATGGTGAATATCTACACGCATTAGCTATAGCTGTTAATACAATACCTGATAGGTCTTTGAGTTTTCAGGTAGTTTTTACAGGATGTGAAATAGACAATGACGATTCATTAGAAAACGTTCATGGCGGTGCAATGTGGGCAAGAATGCCTATACAGGCATTAGTTTTTGATATGTCTATGGAAGAATATCCAGAACGTATGGAAGATCATTTAGCACAACCTTGGGATTGTGAATCAAGAGATCATTCAGTTATTGTTATGGACAGAGTAAGTTCTAGTCCTTGGATCGCAAAAATTAACAATGATTTTTATCAAAGTCGTTATTTATTTACCATTGACTACACTGAAAATGATATAGCAGATAGTCCTGATCAACATAAACAATCTCATGTTTTATATATAACTGAAGAGTGTGAGTGGCAAGGTAATATAGTAGCTTTACCCAACAATAGAGTAAGAGCCACTAGCCCTGCTTTATGGAGGACTGGTGAAGGTGCACCCGATTTTACACCATCACAATATACACATTCAGCAGAAGGGCATGAAACTTATACAGACCCTTCAATAACTTTTAATAATTTATATAGTGAAGGTTTTGATGAAGAAGAAGAGTAAAGACCCCAAGAAAGGAACAGGAAAAAAACCTAAAGGTAGCGGTAGAAGACTTTATACAGACGAAAATCCTAAAGATACAGTTTCAATAAAATTTGCTACTCCTGCTGATGCTAGGGCTACTGTTGCAAAAGTAAAAAAAATTAAAAAACCTTTTGCTAGAAAAATACAAATTCTTACTGTACTTGAGCAAAGGGCTAAAGTAGCAGGTAAACCTACTCAAGCCCAAATAGCTAAAAAAGGTAAAGAAGCAATTAGGAAAGCACATGGCACTAAAAAAAACACAAAAAAGTCTTAAAAGATGGACTAAACAAAAATGGAGAACTCCTAGTGGTAAAAAATCTTCTAAAACAGGAGAGGTATACGCACCAGCATCAACAATAAAAAAGTTAAAATCCACACCTAAAGGTAGAAAAAAATTAGCAGCAGCTAATAAAAAGAAACGAGAGGCTACTAGAAAAGGTAAACAACACGCAAGACACGGATTACACAAGGGGAAAAAAAGATAATGGCTAAAAAGAAAGACCCTAGATTAGCTAGAGCAGGAGTAAGTGGTTTTAACAAACCAAAACGTACTCCTAATCATCCTAAAAAATCTCATATTGTCGTAGCAAAGGAAGGCGACAAAATAAAAACTATACGCTTTGGACAACAAGGAAAAAAAGTAGGTACAGTTAAAGGAACTGCTGGTAAACCAAAAAAAGGTGAGTCGGCAAGAATGAAAGCTAAACGTAAGTCATTCAAAGCTAGACATGGCAAAAATATTAAAAAAGGTAAGATGTCAGCAGCTTATTGGGCAGATAAAGTAAAATGGTAATTAGTAGATCAAGCATAAAAAACCAAATCACTAAACCACCTTCTAAAAAAAGAAAAAAGGTGAAGAAAAAAAGGAAGAAGAATGTATGAATATACTTGCAAAGTTAAAAGAGTGGTTGACGGAGATACGGTGGATGTTGTTTTGGACCTTGGGTTTGATGTTTCTTATTCTTGTCGCGTTCGTCTATATGGTATTGATACTCCCGAATCACGTACTCGCAACAAAGATGAGAAAGCTAGAGGAAAAATGGCTGGGGCTTTTTTAAAAGAAGCTATAGAAGCTGGACAGAAAGTAGTTATACAGACAAAACTTAAAGACTCAAAAGGTAAATACGGTAGAGTTCTAGGTGAAGTTGTAGTTGATGGCAAAAATATCAATAAACTTATGATAAAAAAACATCTTGCTGTCGCTTACTATGGACAATCTAAAAATGATGTAGAAGCCGAACATTTACAAAATAGACAAATTTTAATTGATAAAGGCATTTTTACTCCTGTTGACTAATGCAAGAAGCAGTAACATTAATTAATGAAGTAGGATTTCCTATAGCTGCCGCACTAGGATTAGGGTTTTTTATATGGAAACTAATTAATCGTATTATTGATGGCATGGAAACTAAAGTAGATGTATTAGATGATAAGGTTGCTGATCAAATATCTCAGATGGAAGAAAGATTAGGGACTAAATTAGACTCGCAGCATGGAATATTAGTAGCTTTAATAGATAGAGTGCGTAGTTTAGACAATGAAATTATTCGTCAAGATACACTTATTAAAACTATTTTAGGAGTTCCACAGCTAATAGATAGCAACAAAATAGCAAAGGCAGATAGAGATGATCAAAGAAAGGATTAGTATTTGCATTTTATTAGCATTACCTATTAATGCAGATGAAATGGTTCACAAGTTTAAAAATCCTAGTTTTTCCGGACAAGGCACTTCTAGTCATTATTTGACAATAGAAAATCAAGAGTTTAATAGAAAAGAAGCTATAAGAGAGGAAATCAAAGCATACATAGAAGATTTAGAAAGAGAAGCTGAAAATACCACATTAGCTAGATTTATTAGGAATTTGGAATCACGCATTTATGCTCAGTTGTCACGTCAGTTAGTTGACAGTCTATTCGGTGAAACCGCATCTGACTTCGGCATTTTAGAGTTAGAGGGCAACACTATAGAATATAAAGTAGAGGACGATAAAGTAACACTTATAATTACAGATGAAGAAGGCAATACAACAGAAATTACTGTACCTCTTGGTTCTTTTACTTTCTAGTTGTGCTTTAATTGTAGACCCATTAAAAAATGGAATACCACCCATAAGAAGTATTGAATCAGCAGAGGTTAGTTCTTTATTAACAAAGTTAGCAGAAGTACCTGTTCCCGAACGTAAACCTGTAGTAGCTGTATATCCTTCTTCATTTAAAGATAATACAGGACAGCGTAGAAGTAACAGTCAATACGCTAGTTTTAGCACAGCTATTACACAGTCACCTGACGCTTATTTAATTAGAGCATTAAAACATTCGGGTGTTTTTGATGTAGTAGAACGCAAAGGACTTGATAATTTAACTAAAGAAAGACAAATAATACGTACTACTAGAGAAAGTTTTGATGAAAAACAAAAGGTAAAGCCTTTGTTATTTGCCGGAATATTAATGGAAGGTGGAGTCGTAGGATATGAAACTAATGTAAAATCAGGAGGAGCAGGAGCAAGATATCTAGGCATAGGTGGTTCTAAAGAATATCGTCAAGATACTGTTACCATATCTTTAAGAACCGTATCTGTAAGTACAGGCAAAATACTACTAGAAGTGTTAGTTACTAAATCAATATTAAGTGCATCTATATCTTCCGATGTATTTAGGTTTTATGCTAACAATACTGAATTAGTTGAAATAGAAAGTGGGATCGTAGAAAATGAATCAATCAATATAGCTTTACAAATGGCAGTAGAGAAAGCTGTTTTACAAACAATAGAGGAGGGCTATGAAGAAGGCTATTGGAAACAAAAAACTAATATTAATAAACCTAATTGCGATGATGAATGTATCGCTGCTATACGGGGCTGATAATGAAATATTTATAGATCAGTCAGGTGCTACATCTAACTTAGATATAGAACAAGTTGGCGGAGGCGGAAACATCATAGGCGGTGCTGATGCTGCTGCTGGATCAATGACTGCACTAGATATTGATGGTACGAGTATGACTTTAGATATACTGCAAAAAGGTAGCACAAATAAATTTTTAGGTGATATATGGGCTGATAGCTATACCGGTTACTTTCAATTTATAGGCGATACTAACACTTTTAATATGTCTACTGACGAGACTAACGCAACTGGAGCAGATGGCTCAAATGTAAACGTACAAGTCACAGGCAATACAAACACTATGACCCTCAATCATGCTATGACAGCACTAGCAGCAAACCTAGATTTAGATTGGATAATACAAGGGGGAGGCAACAGTATCA